GTATCGATTTACAAGTAGACTTTAGACATACTCATACCTGTTATGAAGGTACTGATCCTGCATGCGGAGAATGTGTATCGTGTTCAGCTCGTATCAAGGCCTTTATCGACAATAAGACCATTGATCCTATTGGATACTCCAAAGATATACCGTGGTCAAAGTATAACTGCAAAGAACTTACATACCTTTAATATATGTGCGGTATAGCGGGATCTTTTAACAAAGAGAGAGCGTTTGAGCTCTATAAAAGCAATCTCAATCGAGGTTACTACAGCTCTGGTGCTATAATTACAGCAGACCGTAGACATCATCTTTTGTTTAAACGTTCAGGTTGCTTTAATGAACCAGCACAATGGCAAAGCCCTACCAATAACTTTCCAGGGTTGTGTTATTATTTATATCACTCTCGAGGACCAACAGTGGAGACAAAGAGCTACGAGCTCGTAAACAACCACCCGTTCTATTATAATCAGTGGGTAGTATCACATAACGGTATTGTAAGCAATTTTGAAAAATTAGCTAGAGAACACTTTCCAGAAGAAGACCTTACTGGCGCAACTGATAGCTGCATTATACCTCGGTTAATGTATAAGTTTGGTATTACTGATGGGTTGAGTAAACTTGAAGGAACATTTGCAGTCTGGGCTTACAATACTAAATTTGATACTTTGTTTATATCTCGTAATTCAAGTACACTATATGCTAATATAAAAACCGGAGATTTTTCATCTACCGCATTTGAAGGTAGTGTATTACTGGAGGAAAACTCTGTTTATACTTTGTCTGGTGGTGCATTAGTGGAAATGCCAGTAAAAATAGAGTCCAAGTCCCCGTACTTTATACTATAAGTATAAATATGGCTCGTACCCCCACAGAAAGAAACACTGCAATTGATTATATCAATCGAGATATAGTCAACATTAAGAGTGAGTTACAAAATTTAAGTAAACTTATTCGAGATGGTAATGGACAGCCTAGTTTAATGCAGCAAACGGCTACATTAGGTAATGAACTTGCTCATTTTGAATTAGAGTTTTCAAAAGAATTAGAAAATTTAAGAAGCAGCATAAACGTTTGCCGGGTAGCTCATTTAGAAAAAGATAGACTATCCTGGCAGTTTAAAACAGCTGTTTGGGTAGCGCTTATTACTAGTGTGACAGGGGTTGTTATACAGCTTTTAAATAATAAGTAGATTTATTAAGATAAACCGTTATACTCCTCTCATATGAAGGGTATACAATTTACTACAGAAGAAAAACAGCTAGTTATAGAAGCTTTACTTTTTTCTAGCATAACAGATGTCTGTGCTGAATGGACTCGTAAGCACGAGAAACAAATGGTTGATTTAGCTGCAAAGCTAAATGATGATGATACCAAGCTAGAAAATGTTTATTTGTTTGATGAAGGAGTACTTAACAACCCTAAACTTGCAGAATACACTAAGAAGATGTTTCCTAATCTTCCCCGTAACGGTATTATTATTGACTAATGAAAACGTATTTGGGGTTCTGTACTCAAAGTAGTACCGGGGAATCTTTAAAAAAAAGATACGGTAAATATAGCATACTTAATAGTGAACAGATTTCAGATATCGATATAGTTTCTCCGTATTACGAGAATACAAAAAAGTTACCCGAGAGGTATAATCAACTAATTAAATCTTATAGACACGAAGATTGTGTACTTGTATTGACTCACGATGATCTAGTAATTACTGACAAGGGTTGGGTCAATAAATTGCATAAAGCACTTGAAACGTATGACGTAGTCGGTTTAGCGGGTGGCGCTGACACTACTATTACTAAGCCCTGTCTGTGGCATGTTATGTGTGCAAATCGAAGCGGTACTGTTACTCATGTAAATCTCGGTAACGATAGTACGTTTAATACTCATTTTGGTAAAAACGGTCGCGTACTTATTTTAGACGGAATATTTTTAGCTTTTAATCCTAAGAAGCTTTTTAATAGGGGTATAAAGTTTGATGAGAGCAACCCTTGCATTGCGCATTTTTACGATATCGATTTTAGTTTAACTTGTAATAAAAATAAATTTAAACTCGGGACTATTAATATTAGTGCTACTCATTGCTCTCCTGGTCTAAGAGAATATACTCAAGACTGGCTTAAAGGAGAAGCTTGGTTTTTAGACAAATATAACCGTGGAGAATACTAATTTTTACTTTACCATACACACACAATATGATTATTAAAGATCAACAAAACTATGACGGCTCTTTTATTCACAAGCGATTTGCTTATAAGTACTTTCGGGATCGTACTCTACCTATCGGTAATATCGTTTCTTTCGCTGCGCCCGTGGAGGTTACTCTCAATCTTATTGACCTTGAGGATTCACTCGAGAAGGATTATATCTATAGCGACTCTATGGTCAATTTCTGCTGGGAGATTCCTAACCTTGATCCCTTCGGAGCAGTTTGCTTTCAGCGTCTATTTAATACTGCAATCGCTAATATTCTACATAAGATAATTAACAAGCCTATTGAAATGAAGGGCGATGATATTATGGTATATGCCGAGCATAATCAAGGCGGTATCGTTCAGCAAAAAGGTAAGGCCTCAGTAAGCATTACCTACTCTAAGGAGAATGTAGCTATCGGTCATACCGGGGTTAATGTTTCAGCTGGTAAACGTGCACCCGCTTTTGCTTATAGCACCAATCTCACCCCGGAACAAACCGAGCAATTCCAAAAAGCTGTTATCGACCGATTCTATAGCATGGTAGATAATATCTTTATTGCTACCACTAAAGTTATTGTTTAATGTTCGATTATATTAATAAGGTTCTTTATAAAACTAAAGGACCTGATACGAGCAATATTAAGGAGAGTGACGAGTTTGTACCTTATATGGTACAGCGTTGGTGCTCGATGCACTCTCCTCAAATTGCTACTCTTATAAACTGTACGAGCAATAGAGTGTGGTCTGCACTCGGAGACAAAGAGATTTGGTTTAACTATATGCACGGAGTTATACCGCAATGCAAATTTAAACGTATTTCTTATATTAAAAAGAAAAAAGAGGCTGAAGTAGCAATAAAAAATAAAGACACTTTGCTTAAGGTTGCAAACAGCCTTGAAATATCTTCTCGTGAGGTAAGTCAATACATAGAACAATTTAAATTAGAACTACCATATGAAAAAAAGACTGCAACATAAAATCGAAAGAGGCCTTTCACATTTAAGCAAAGAAGAGCGTAACCAAGCACTTGATGCTAATGAAAATATTGAGCATGATGGAGTTAAAGGTATGGTAAAGCTTGAAGACTATACTAATAGTGATCTCAATCTTACTGGTTGGAAGCTGACTGGGGTTCTCGATGATATTTTAATGTGTCAGTTCGTTGATATTAGCGCAGATGGTACTGAGATTTGTAGAGGTGGTATTTGGGTACCTATTCATACCGGTATGCAAGCATGGCGTGTTGGTAAAGTATTGCTTGCAGGCCCTCGGGCTAAGGTAAAAGTCGGTCAACACGTTATCTTTCCGAGTACGTTTGGTTTGAAAGCTAATAACATAAATAATCTTAAGCACATCGTATTTTTAAATGAAGATCGTATCTTCGGTGTTGCAGAACCGGAATGAGAATATCCCAGTCAGCTCTTACTAAGCTTTTAGAAAAAAACGCCGTGGAACTTAGGTTCACACGGCGTCGCCCTATTGCGGGCTCTCCTCCCACTAGAAGAATGCTTGCAACTAATGATGGTATGCTGTTAAACAGCGCAGCTGGTAGAACTGCTCTAAACTTTAGAACTGCAACCGGTCGACTTAAATTTAATCCGTTACAAAAAGGATTGGTACTTACTTGGGATATCTTTATGCAGGATTATCGCTTAGTTCCGGCGGAATCCGTCGATGTAGTAAGTGTTATACCAACCACGCCTCCAGAAGAGTTCTGGAAGTATTTTAGTGAGGTACTAAGTAGAATGTCCGCAACTGATAAAGAACAGTTTATGGACAAATAAGATGCTACTTAATCTCGACAACAGCTTTAAAGAACTTTTTCAAAAAGACGTTCAACTCACGCTTAAAAATAAACCTTATAAAAAAGGTAAGTTAATTAATTTTAAGCTTTCAGGTTGTTACTTGTCGTTAGTTATGTTAACGGAAAAAAAGAAAGAAACATTCGAAATTCCGTTCCCGTATGCGATTAAAACAATTAATGGAAAATTGGTGTTTGACTACACTTTAAGTACCCTAGCTGAGCAAGATTATGATTTGCATGTTAATTTGAAATCAACCTCGCAAGTTAAAAATTGTAAGTTTTATAACGCAATCCTTACAATTACATCATTGAACTAATTAAGAGTGGTCCTATAATAACGGGATGCTACTTAATAAACCGTTACTTGATTACTTTCCGCAAGGCTTTACGCCTCGACCACATCAAGTAAAAGGTCTCGAAGATATTGAAGCAGCAATTCGAAAGGGTGCTAAGTTTATCATCGTACAGGCCCCTACTGGTTCTGGTAAATCGTTTATTAGTAAGACTCTTTCTAATACTACTAATGAGTGTGAAGCAGAGTACAAGAATTTAGTATTTAACTATCATGCTTTTGACGAAGATTACGATGGAGCGATGAGGAAGTTTCATCCGCACGGTCTATTTGCGCTTACTACTACTAAAGCATTACAAAATCAGTATAAAGACTTGTTTAAAGAGTCTTCTGTTTTTAAAGGTAAGAGTAATTATCAATGCGATGTAGACGAAAGCTTTACTGTAGATATGGCGCCGTGCGTTATATCTCAAAGTTTAAGAAAGTCTTGTTGGGAGGAACATCGCTGTCCTTATTACGAATCTCGTAACAGCGCATTAATTGAACGCTTTACAGTTCTTAACTACGCCTCGTTTTTTAACTTACCTGACCATTTTAAACGTAGACAAATGTTCGTTGCCGATGAATGTTCGGAGCTTGAAGATGAAATGGTAAAGAACTTCTCAACAGTTATTGATTATCGTAAGTTGACTCAAAGCGACGTAAAATTTACTAAGCTTACTTCTGAATTACCTGCAAAAGCGCTAGGCTGGCTAACTGATCTCGCTAACTCTATTAAAGAGGTTATTGATTCGAGAGCTAACCGTACACGGTATGAGAATAATAAGATGGAGCTTATTATGCAGCAGGGCCGTAAAGATCTTTATGAGTCTATTGTACATACTATAGACCATTGGGATAAAACTCAATATATCATTGAGAAAGACGCAGAGAAGGCGACGTTCACACCTCTTAAGATTGATGCATTGAGTCACTGTTTGTTTGATTTTGCAGATGTAGTAATTTTAATGAGTGCTACTATCGTAGACAAGAACATCTTTGCAAAGACTCTAGGTATTAAAGAGTTTGAATATGTCGAGATTGAGTCTACGTTTGACCCTAAGAAGAGTCCTATTTACTGTCATACAAAGTTTCCATTAAACTATAAAACACTCGATAAGAATCTACCTCAAGTGGTGGAGATTGCTAACACTTTAGCTGAAAGTCATAAAGGGGAAAAGGGTATTATACATACTCATTCGTTTGTAATTACTCAAGCTGTTCAAAAGAAACTTAAAGGTAAAAGATACCTATATAGAGAGGAAGGCTCAACTAATGAATCGATTATCAGAGAACACACTCTTCGACAGGATGATACTGTACTAATTAGTCCCTCGTTAACTATGGGCTTAGATCTTAAAGGAGATCTCGGTAAGTGGCAGATTATTATTAAACTACCTTACCCTTCTTTGGCAAGTAAGAGAGTCAAAAAGCTGTTTGATGAAGATCCTAGCTGGTATAAAATGCGTATGTTTATTGCATTAATTCAAGCATGTGGCCGGTGTACGCGAAGTGCTGAAGACGAAAGCGTTACATATATCTTAGACGGATTATCCGCTAACACTATTATTGATAATAAGAGAATACTTCCTAAACACTTTTTAGATCGTGTTGTGTAAGTATACTCGTGCAGAAGTATACATACCACTGGGAAGTAAAGGATTTATTAACGCAGTTTCTCCAGGCCTTTGACGGTGCTATTGTTAAAAGATATGATAACACCAGAAGAGCCGGACAAACGGTAGGTGTTCGTTATGTATACTCTCCAAAGCAAAGAGTGCTTTTTGATCTTGTAGATAAAGCACAACATATAACTTTACCAGCTGTATCATTTTGGATAAATTCTATTAGTAGAGACTCAGGACGGGTTTTTAATAAACTTTACGGTCAGTACTGGAACAACGGTTTTAATAAATCTTCTTCAGAAAAAAACCTACAGCCAGTACCTATTAATATAGAAGTATCAGTTTCTATATTAACTAAATTTCAATCTGATATGGATCAAATTTTAAGTAACTTTGTTCCATATAGTGACCCTTACTTTATAATTTCCTGGACTCGGGAAGGAATGGCTGATCTAGAAATACGTTCTGAGGTTCTCTGGAGTGGAACACTCGCGATGACGTACCCGGTTGAGCAAGCTGCAACTCAGCCCACTCGGGTAATATGCGACACATCCTTTACAATTAAAGGGTGGTTGTTTAAAGCAGATGCTGATCCGGTTGGAAGAATATTTAAAATTGATAGTAATTTTTATGCGGTATCTGGCACGCCAACTTTACAGAATATAGAATATCTCACAGACCCGACTAGTACTGAATCATTTGTACTTTCTGCAATACCACGTATACCTTATGCGAATCGCTGGATTACACCTATTACTCTTCCAGGTACAGTAGAGTTGTATGGAGATATGTACACCCACACAACAAGTGTATTTCTTAGTGGTAACAATTGTATGTTTGGCCCGCTAAGTACAACATTTATTATTAACCCATTTGCATTATCTCCTTCGTTGTCTGCCGGGTATCCAGCTTTATCTGGAGTAATCCCGGTAGTTAGCTACAGTGTACAAAGTGATAACAAAATGGTAGTAAACTACCCAGCGCCCTCAGCAATCGGTTTCTTTGATGTTATTGTCGTTAACGATGCTGGCTACACTAAATTGTCTGTCGATTCTTATAACATTAATTTAAGTACCCAGTATCCTTATATATCAGGCGTACAAGTAATATAATATGGCACTCGTAACAAACGGTTTAATTAATCAATTAGATGCTAGTATACTATCTCTTTCTGGGTTTAGTAATAATCAAACGTTGCTAGATTCATTTGTGCCTGATCAAGTAGGTACAAACACTTGGCACGGCTCAAACGGTTATAGTATGTATGTTGTTACTAACGCTAGCCCATTAGGCGATAAACCTGTTATTCGGTTTGTAACTGGCAACTTAACCCCGAGTAATTTTAACGATTACTTAAACTATAATGCAATAACTGTAACAATAGCTGCTAAACGTACCGGAGCAAGCTACACTAATGGTTGGCAGGGCTTATTTAGTCTACCTTTTTATAATACTGGTCGCGGAGTTAAAGGGGTTTCTTTATTTTCTATTACCAACAATAATAATGTGGGAGGGTTTAATAACTGGGGTACATACGGTGGTATAGTAACAACAGCATCTGCTAGCGCTATGAATTTAAATGCCCCGTATGTTGTGAGTATGTCTGTTAACCCTGACACTTCTGGTACATTTTATACTAATACCTCTGCAACTGGTACGTTTACTAACACTAAAGCTCAAGGCTATTACGGCCTTGGCGGATTAGAGAGCGCCGAAGGATTCTTTGTTGGTGATATATATGAAGTATTAGTTTATAATAGAGTATTATCTTATTCTGAAGTATCCGCTAATTCAAATTATTTAATCAATAAGTGGTTTCCGGCCGCGCCTACTCCTACGCCAACGATTACCCCGACGCCAACGATTACGCCTACCCCTACGATCACACCTACTCCTACTATAACGCCCACTCCAACTATAACGCCCACTCCAACTGTAACATCTACTCCAACTGCAACACCGACCTCTACGCCGACAGTAACTCCTACACCAGAGCCAACTGCATCGCCAACCCCCGCTCCAACTGCAACACCGACCTCTACGCCGACAGTAACTCCTACACCAGAGCCAACTGCATCGCCAACCCCCACTCCAACTGCAACAGCGACCGCTACGCCGACAGTAACTCCTACACCAGAGCCAACGGCTACCCCAACGCCTGAGCCGACCGCAACACCTACACC